CCCAATACTATACATCTCAATTCGCTAATAACTGCGTTATACTAAAACAATGAATAATCCATTGCACAAAATCGATATGTACAAGACTGGACATATCAAACAGTATCCTGAAGGAACAACAAAAGTATATTCTAATTTTACGCCTCGAAAGAGCCGCATCAAAGGAATAGATAGTATTGTATTCTTTGGTATGCAATATGTCATTCTGGCCTTCCTGATTGAGGAATGGAATCGCCGCTTCTTTAATAAGCCTATAGAAGAAGTAATCGGCAAATACCAACGCCGTATGGATAACGCACTAGGTAAAGGTGCTATTAATACAGATCACATCCGCGCATTGCATAAGCTCGGATATTTACCGCTAAAGATCAAAGCTCTACCTGAAGGAAGTATAGTTCCTATGGGCGTACCTGTTTTCACCATCACAAATACAAGACAGGAAGAATTCTGGCTAGTTAACTATCTAGAGTCTGTCCTATCTAATAAGATATGGAAAGCTTGTACTTCTGCTACACTTGCTCATCAGTATAAGAAGGTATTTAACCAGTATTATAATGAGACTGTGGGAGCAGTTGATCAGAATGGTTTTGTAATGTGGCAAGGACATGATTTCTCTTATCGCGGCATGTCTGGAGATGAAGATGCCTGCCTATCAGGTGCTGCTCATCTACTATCCTTCTGGGGTACTGATACATGTGCTGCTATTGATTTCCTTGAAGATTACTATTTTGCAGATAGTGATAAGGAAATCGTAGGGGGTTCTGTACCTGCCACGGAGCATAGTGTAATGTGTATGGGCTCTAAGGATGGCGAATTTGAAACATTCCGCCGCCTTATATGCGATATCTATCCAAGCGGAATAGTATCCGTAGTAAGTGATACATGGGATTTCTGGCAGGTAATTAATGATTTCCTGCCTCAGCTCAAGAATGAAATAACCCTCCGTACTGGTAGTCCTATTGGTATTGATAAGGTGGTTATTCGTCCAGACAGCGGTGATCCTTATAGGATTATCTGTGGCTATATGCCGGAGGAAATTACCGAACACAACGGTAAATTGTATCTCAAGGATGAATTCTTTGCAGATAATGAAGGACAAGGGCCTTCAAAACCTCTTGAAATCTGGGAAGTAAGAGGAGCTATTCAATGCCTATGGGATATATTCGGAGGCTCTCTTAGTCCTGCTGGATATAAGCAATTGTCACCAAAAATTGGTCTTATATATGGTGATTCTATTACCTTGGAACGCCAGATTCAAATCTTGAAAGGACTCAAGCGTAAGAACTTCGCATCTACAAATGTAGTGTTAGGAATCGGTTCCTTCACATATGAGTATCAAACTCGGGACACATTTGGATTTGCAATGAAGGCAACTTATGGTGAGTTGATTCAAGAGGATGAAGAAAGCGAAACAAATCTAGTCGTAGGGCGTGAGATCTTCAAAGATCCAAAGACTGATGATGGCACAAAGAAGTCTGCTCGGGGTCTGCTCTGCGTACTAGAAGATAAGCGTAATAATTTATATTTGAAAGACCGGTGTTCAGCTGAGGAAGAAGAACAAGGTTTATTGCAGCCTATTTTCCTAGATGGAAAATTGCTGTCATATACTAGCCTTCAGGAAATCAGGAATCGACTGAATGCTTATTTGTAACAAAAATAATCTCTCTAGTGAACCTTGAGAGATTATTTTCTTTATTCATTAATTTTGCTCTACAAATGCAACTTTTAGTTGGTATTAAAATTTTATCATAGTCATGAGGATATATACTTCTTAGATACTCTAAGAACCATGAGAAAGCAACAGCGTGACAGTGAGAGATCGGAGAAGTATAAGTACTTTAAAAAATTAAATTAATGGATTGGATAACACCAATACGGTTATCAGAGGAACAAGAGTATAAGCTAGTAGAAATGGCTAAATCTCTTGTTCCTTCTGTAATAACCTGTAGTTTCGAGAATGAATATCTTGATATACATATAGAAAGTATGTTTGTTGATAACTATATTCATTGGCTCGAATTTTGTTTTACATTTTTAGCACCCAAGATTGCTGCTATATATGCTAAACAGCATATGAATGTAATGCCACAATGGGCAGAGCATATGGTACTACAGAAAATAGCACACGAGATTCACAAGTATAATCCCATAGATACTCTCTATGATATGTGGAGAAATCCTAAGGATTATACACAAACTCTTTAATATGACTACAAAATGGATAGTAGCATTAGTATTTAATGCTATATGGCTTTTTCTTTATATTCGTATGATTATACGAAGTCGTCAAGGTTCAGGAAACTGGTATTTAGCAGGAATAGATGTAATACTAACATTAATTGTTCATGCAGGCTTTTGGATAGTTGGACTAATATTCTGGGTTGTATGGGCCTTAATCACTAAGTAATGCCAAAGATTTGTAATGCATGCGCGAATCGAGTATTCAGTCATGGATATTGTAAAAATCATCAATATTTAAGGCTAGATCATAATGTGATTATAATCACGCCCCAGCTAATAAATAAAATATCTCCAAAGCTAAGAACGCAGTCAGCTGAGTATTCAAAGCTTAGAATGCCATTCATTCAAAGTAATCCTTTATGCCGTGCAAATCTACTAAACTGTACTAAAATAGCTACAGATGTGCATCATAAGAAAGGAAGAGGTAAATATTTATTAGATACTTCCACATGGCTGCCAGTATGTCGTAATTGCCATCACAGAATTGAACTATTCCCAAAGGAGGCAAAGGAATTAAATCTTTCACAATCTCGTCTATCTTAATGAAATATGGCAAAAGATTCACTACAGTGAATACAGATGCAGGACTGAAAAATGATGGGGCTGCTGCTTACGCTTATTATATAAAATCTGATAATAATTATATTCTCAGAGGAGCAGGCCCATTAAAATCAAGTCCTAAAAATTCAAATGAGGCAGAACTCTCTGCTATTTTGAATGCTTTATATATCGTGTCCAAAGATGATTATCTAAGGACAGCAGATATAGTGGTAGTAAATTGCGATAATAAACAAGCACTTGCAGTTCTTCGCGACAAAAGAATAAATGGCTATGCCAAATATATAGAGTTCTATAAGTCTATATTAACCAAAATCAATTGTCCCATATATTACAAACATGTAAAGGGACACACTAAAGGGAATATTCCCCGGCAGTGGGTTAACAATTGGTGCGATAAGGAACTGCGCAAACACTATTAAATGAATACATTTGATACATTAATCGGAAAAACTATTTCTAATATTGAGCTAGGAGAAATAGATGAATGGGATCAAGCTATTATAATACACACTACAGAAAAAGAGATGTATTTGCTCCAATCAGGAAGTAATTCTTCTCATGGTATGATAGATCTTGAATTTATTAATAACTATCCCGAAAAATGGAAAAGAGATGAATAAACCATATTTTGCTAAATGGCTTACTGTAGAAGGAAAGATAGAGGAAGGAGATTTCTTTGAGATGGAAAAAGGGTCAGTGGGTAAAGTAATATCTATTGACAAAAATATGTTCTCATACATTGGTTTAACAGGATATTTCCAAGGTAAAAAGTCTGGTACTAATCATGTTGTTAATCTTAAACAGAAAATGCAACTCTTCCTCTGCTCAAGAGATATACAAGTAGGAGACGAGTATACCTGCCCCCACAAAGGAAAAGGAATAGATGTAGGATTTGGACAACCGAAGCAGGTAGCAGTCTGGATGATTTATACTAAAGAGAGGAATCTATGTTCAGATTGCTTCAAAGTAATAGGAGAAATATCTCCTAATGCTACATGGGTGAAGGAAAGAGATGAATTTGATGAAGATGAAATTTATCGCAACATGGTTTGTCCTGATTGCTTAGATCAGGATACAACTGGAGAATGTACATGCTTTTATCAAAAATACACTCCTATATTTTTAAATTACTCAATAAAAGGTCCATGTGGTTATTTTCATTAAACCTATATCATGAGAACAACTAGACTAATACTCGAAACATGGCAAGTAGATGACTTTAATAATATGAGTGCAGAAAACAAGAAAGTCTTCCTTTTAGGAGTACTTACTCTAAAAAGCATTCGATGTACAATAGTCACAAGTTTTGCCAGCGCTGGAAACCCTAATTTCCTCACAGTTAACTACTTAAATACTTTCTAATGGAAAGAATAGTATTATTCACTACAGATGATGGAGTGGAAGTTACCAACGATAATGGATCATGGAGCAAATTTGAGTTCTTTCTACCAATAGCTAGTGGAGTTGCAACTAAGTGGTTAGATGCAGTGATAGAGATACGCAAAAAAGATCCAGGGCAGCTTGTTTATATAAGCTATACCTTAGCAAAGCAAGCTGTAGATGAAATAACACCAGTTTTATCTCTTAACGATCTAAGAAATTGTATTGGTATAACAGAAGCTAGACTTCTTGCAAAATCTAAACTTCCAAAATGAGTAAGTTTTATCAGATAGCTGAAAAGAAAGGACATCAACTTATTCACAGTCATACACTTATCAAATTAATTGAAAATTTGTATGAGGGAAAATATTTGGTGTCCTATCAACTTCTTAGTCCGCAAAGTGACATTAAGGATTATAGACGTTGCTATTTTGCCAAAATTCAAGCTCTAGGAGATGAAAATGGTGAGACTAAGCATTCTATGCATGAAATAGTTAGAGATGAAATCCTAGATAAAATGCTTAAGGAAACTCCTGAGGTATTTATTGATGGATCTGCAAGTAGTCTAAGCACTAACTCTCTCACATTGGAGGGATGGCTAGTATTACTAGAACGCCTTGATCTATGGGCATTTATGGAATATGGAACTATTTTACAATAACTTTTAAAATAAAATTGGAGGAAATTATGCTATTTTGTATATTTGCAGATGGCTAGTAAAGAACTTTACACGATATATGATTTGGAAACCATATGTAACTTATTTACAGGATGCTTCCAAGATTATGAATCCCAGAAGAAAAAGCAGTTCATTATACACAAATCCCAAAACGACTTTGGGAAGCTGTACGAATTCTTATATGCCCTACGGCAGCATGAGTATTATCTCGTAGGATTTAATAATGTGGAATTTGATGGACAGATTATTCACTTCATAATGCAGAATTATGATATATTTAAGACAATGGATGGAGACAGACTCTCCAGAGTGCTATATACTAAGGCACAGCAAGTGTTAACTACTCCTGAAAAGGAGCGTTATCTTACTAATGTACCTGATTATAAGCAATCTCACATGCAGATTGATTTGTATAGGCAGAAGCATTATGATGGAAAAGCCAAGCGTACAAGTCTTAAATGGCTGGAATTCACAATGAGAATGGCTAATATTGAGGAAATGCCTATTCCGCACAATGTGGAAGTAGACGAATCTCAGATAAAGGATATTCTATCATATAACTGGAATGATGTTGAAGCAACTTATGAATTCTTTAAACGCAACAAATTTGAAACTGATCTTCGTCTGAAGCTGTCAGAACAATTTGATATCAATCTTCTAAATGCCTCTGAGCCTCGTATGGCTAGAGAAATCCTTGCCAAGTTATTGGCTGAAGATAGTGGTATCAGAGTAGCGGAACTAAAGGAGAAAAGGACTTTCAGGAAAGAAATCCACTTAGGTAAGTGTATAATACCCCGTGTTAAGTTCCAAGATGAGGAGTTTAAAGGACTCGTCGCAAAACTAAAACAAACAACTATTAATGCTAACAACACCAAAGAGTGTTTTAAGTACTCAACCCGGTACAAGGGCATTGATATTGAATATGGCGTAGGTGGAGTTCATGGCACTTCAGGTGCAGGCATATATACCTCAGATGAGGAATATGTTATCAAGACGGTTGATGTTAAGTCCTTCTATCCTAATATGATGATTAATTACGATTTCACGCCAGCACATCTTGGCAATACTTTTTCCAATAGATATAAATGGTTCTATAATGAGCGTACAAAATACGGCAAGAAAGATCCTATCAATTACATCTATAAAATTATCTTAAATAGTACTTATGGACTGTCCAACGACATGAATAGTTTCTTGTATGATACACTTGTAACAATGAAAACTACTATCAATGGACAGCTACTCCTTAGTATGCTGGCAGAAAGCTTATCGGGAATCCCAGACAGCAAGCTTATTATGATGAACACTGATGGTTTAGAGATCCGAATGCCTCGTAAGTCAGAACAAGAGTTCACGAAACGTTGCAGGGAATGGGAAGAATCTGTAAACCTAGAGTTAGAGTTCGATGAGTATGATAAGATAATATTAAGTGATGTAAACAACTATATTGGAATATTTGCCAAGAGAAAAGCAAAATCGGAAGAGGAATGGAATAATCTCAAAGTAACTGAACCTTATTATGTGTATGAACGGGAAGGTGATAATTTCTATTATTCGCCTAGTAAGTTAAAAGGTAGATTTGAGCTTAAACTGGATTGGCATAAGAATCCTAGTGGTATAATTATCACACAGGCTGTATTTAATAATCTCGTTCGCGGAATACCCGTAGAGGATACAATTAATGCAGGTGACAATCTCTTCGACTTTTGTTATGGTGTTAAAAAGAAATATGATTTCGAACTCGTCCTCCATAAAGTAGTAAATCGAGAACATGTAAGAGAAAAACAGCAAAAAGTTGCTCGTTTCTTCATGTCCCGCGATGGCGGCAAGCTCGTTAAGGAGTATAACGATGGACGTATCGTTTCTGTGAGTGCTTCCACTCCCGTAACACCGGCAAATCGTATTGATGATCATAGAGTTCCGTCTAATTTAGACAGACAGTTTTACATTAATGAAGCGTTTAAAGAAATTCATAATGTAGTGGCAAAGCAGAGTAATCAATTAGTATTGTTCTAAAAGCCTGATAATGAAACAAATAACAATGAGTGTAAACAAGCTCCATAACAATATTGTACCTCAAGTGAGCTAAACATTTTATTTCAAATAGTTTATACATAAAAGTATAAAGCTATTGAATGATTAACGAGGAAAGGCGCAAGCTCCAGTTGGAAGCTCTTCAAGCCCTAAGGGATAGTTCCTTTAGAGGTATTGTTATTCTTCCCACTGGCACGGGCAAGAGTTTTGTGTTAATTGAAGCCTTAAGAGAGCTTTATAAGCCGGGAATGAGTGTTCTATACACTTGTGACTCAATAAGATTACGCGATAGCGATTTCGATAAAGAACTTGAAAAATGGGATGCTCAAGAGTATTCTTCGCTAATGGAGAAGGAATGCTATGCTTCGGCATATAAATTTGAGGGACGCCATTATAATATTCTTCTTGCAGATGAAGGAGATTATGGCCTCACTCCTAGCTATTCCAAACTGTTTTCGGAGAATACTTTTGATTATATTATCTTCGTAAGTGCTACATTAGAAGCGAAAAAGAGAGTTATAGCCTCTACAATAGCTCCTATTGTATATGAGCGAAAGCTCAAGGAAATTGAAGAGAATAAAGTAATAAATAAGACGCAATTCTACTATGTTCCCTACCTACTCAATGAGAAGGAGAATAACACATATTTAGAATATAATAAGCGTTTTCATCATCTTCTAAATGGCCCTGAGACAGCATACACTGCAAACCAGTTAAAATTTTTAACTTTCGAAAGGTTACATTTTCTTGCTAGTTTGGATAGTTCTGCTTATATTTGCAAAGAGTTAATAAAGGATATTAAGGCTAAGAAGCCTGAAAGCCGAATATTAATATTTTGTGGTATGACAGAACAAGCTGACAGGATATGTCCATACACCTATCATACTAAGAATCAAGAGGATAACTATCTTGATAGATTCAATAATGGCGAAATTAATGAAGTAGCCGTTTGTGGAAAGGTGGATAGAGGTATTAACTTGAACGGAGTTAATGTTACCGTCATGGAGAATGTCACAACAAGTGAAACCAAGATGATACAGAAATTCGGGAGGGGAAAGCGATTAGGAGTAGATGATATATTAGATGCTTATTTTCTTGTTCCTTACTACAAGCAGTTCAAAATAAATCGAATACAAACATATCCTACAATAATTCTGAATAAAATCCAGAAGGCTTGTAGAAATATGGGTATTGAAAATGCTAAAACGTACATCTTAAAACTAGGCCAATGAGTAATCTTGAGATTCAATTTAATGCGGCAATAATCAAAAAAGTTAAATCGTTAAACTTTCAGGTAGACCAAGTTGGGTCTGTACTGTTTATTTTGTTCTGTTTATACGAGAATAGGCTCGATCTATTAGATGAATTCGATGACTATAACAGGCAAAGACGAGCATTCCTTTTGTATATGGAATTAGTGAATCGTGGACTGCTAGATCAGAATACGACTCAAGACGATTTCACTGTTCCACTATTTAACCTAACAAAAGAAGGTATTGAGTTTGTAGAGTATATCAAGGGTGAATTTGCTATTACTCACCAAGAAGTATCTAGCGATACAATTGCAATAGCTGGTATAGATCCTGAGCAACTTTCCAAGCCTGTAGATGAAAATGATTTAGAGGTATGGATAGATGAATGGGTTGATATATTTCCGCGTGGAGTTAAATCTGGTGGTAGACTTTTAAGAGGAGATAAAATCTCCTGTCTGCGTAAAATGAGGGTATTTATGAAAGAATATCCTTATACAAAAGATACTATCTTAGAAGCCACAAGACAATATATCAAATCCAAAGAACAGGAAGGCTATGCTTACACTCGCTGTGCTGTATATTTTATATATCGCGTGGATCAGTCCAGATCTGATAAAGCTTCTGATCTGGCTACGTGGTGTGATCAGGTGCTACATGAGAAATCTGAAGGAACAAAACCCAGTGGTGAAAATAATCTTGAAATTATGGCATAATGAACTTATTTTCTGAGACAATCAAAAATATAGAACAGAAAGCTGAAATCAAGCAAAATGGTAGCTTTAATGGTATTCCCTATCCATATCCACGACTCGCAGAGTTCGTGCCGAGTATTGATAGAGAAACTGTTACAGGCATTACATCATATACTGGTGCAGCAAAGTCCAAGTTCATGCGGTATACTTATATTATGCATCCTTATGAATTCTCTATTATTAATGATTATCCCATACTTATAGACTATTATGCTCTTGAGGATAGTGCAATGAAGGTGTATAAAAACATCTTATGCCACTATCTAGGAATGAAGCATAAGTTGAAAGTTTCTACTTTTGATCTGGATTCTAAGTTTAGAACACTATCTTCTGAAGTTCTGAAAAGGATTAAGGAGGGTGAGAAATACTTGCAAGACTTTAGTAATAAGGTGAGAATTAAGGATCATTTAACATATCCCTATGCAATATATAAGGATGTGTTAAAGACAGCAGGTGAATTGGGTGAAATCATCACCAAGCCTGCTGACTATGATGCTGCCAAGACTCAAATCGTAGGCTTCAAACCAAAGGATAATACCCACTGGCTTGCAGTCTGTGATAATTTGAATAATATGGATAAAGAGAAACATCATCACGATAAGAAAGAAGCTATGGATAGCTTTGTTCAACGTGATTGCAGACTTCTTTATTCCAAAGTGTTCAAGATGAGTTGGGTGATTATTCACCAGCAAGCATTAGAAGCCGAACGTCAACAGTTTACAAATGCGGGAGGATCTATTCTGGAGAAGATAAAACCTTCTCTGGCTAATTTAGGAGGAACCAAGGAAGTAGTGAGAAGCTATCATTTAGTATTATCACTATTTGCTCCTCATAAATTTAAAATAGAGAATTACAAGGGCTATGATATAAAGCTCATAGGTAATAACTTTAGAGAAATTGAAATCCTAAAGAATAATGATGGATTTGATAATGTATCAGTTCCATTATATTTTGACGGAGCTTCTGAATTCTTTAGAGAATTGCCACATTCTGAAAAACAAAAGGAAGAACTACAAAAGTTCTACAATTGGCTTGCAGATGAACGTCTCAAGCAGCAAAATAAATCATTATTATTTTAAAAACTCTTCATGTGAAAAAATTATATTTCGCTTACGGCAGTAATCTGGATATTAACAGATTACAGGATAGGATAGGTAAAGTAGAAGTAGTGAGTAAACATAAACTATATGGTTGGCGTCTAGTATTTAACGCCGGGCAAGGACATTTGTGCTTTGCTAACTTACAGATGACTCCTCAGTTTACCGCCAATGATTATGTTGATGGAGTAATTTATAGTGTAAGCTCTAAACAACTCAAACAACTTGATCAGTATGAAGGCGCTCCTCGTTTCTATACACGAATAGTTGAGCAATATAGAGGAAAAGATATGTATGTTTATGTATCTTTCAATCCCGAGTATACACAACAGGAGAACAAGAAAGTTTTTCCCTGCAAGGAGTATTTGAACTTCATGATTAAGGGAGCAGTAGCTTTCAAGCTCGATAATGTCCTTAATAAATGTAGGACTCTCTATTCTAATGCCAGTAATATAAGAAGAGCTTTTGCATAAAAAATTCAACAATTTTGTTGGTTGTTTTTCAGTTTTTACGTATATTTGTAAAAAACTAAACCAATAATATGTCGAGAGTTGTATTGATTTTAGGTGAAAGTGGTGCTGGAAAAAGCACTTCTATTAGAACATTAAATCCCAAGGAGACATTCATTATCAACTCCCTAGGTAAAGACCTACCTTTTAAAGGCTCAGGTAAACTCTATACATACTACCACAAGGATAACAATCCTAATGGAAATATGGTTAGAACAACAGCAGGTGCTGCTGTCGTACAATGGCTTAACTATATAAGTCAGAAGATGCCTCATATTAAAAACGTTATCATTGATGATAATACCCACCAATCCTCTATGGAATATATCCGTAGAATTAGAGAGACTACATGGGATAAATTCAATGATATTGCTTATAATATGGTGACTATCGCTGACTTATGCACACAATTACGCGATGATCTCTTTGTCTTTATTATGCATCATGTCACTACTGAAGGTGATGGTATCTTAACAGACAAGAAGATCAAAGCACAAACACTCGGTAAACTCGTAGATCAGAAGCTTTCTTCTTACGAATCATTTTTCACTATCTTATTTCTTGCTCAAAAGAGTAAGGATGAGGAAGGGAATATAGAACATTATTTCTTGACGAGGGATGCGAATAGCACTGCTAAAACTCCCATTGGGATGTTTGAAGACGAAAAAATACCTAATGACTTAGCACTTGTAAGAAAGGCTATATTAGAGTATTATAATGATGAAGTAGAAACACAAGAAAACAAGTAAACAAATGAGTAAGCAAGAAGAAGTTATCAGTTTTGCGGGTGTGGAACCTGCCTCCGAGAATACCTACCTTGAACCGGGTATGTATCGTTTAAAAGTAGATAAGGATAAAACAGTAGTAGTTGCTGTTCCTGATAAAACTCCTTATCTATCTGTAAGGTTCTATGATGAGAAAAACGGCTCTGTTAATGAAAAGTTCTTTCTGACTGCTAAAGCTATGCCTCGGCTGCAATATCTGCACGAGACATGGTTCAATAAGAAGTTGGATAAGGCTTTCCCTAACTGGGTAGCTGTTGGTGAATACTTCAAGGCTGCACTTACAAGCAAGATTGTAACACGTCCTATGGTCGTAGGCGGAAAGATAACTGCTGATGGTAAATTCTATAGCGGCTTACCCTACACAGGATTCGTTATTCTTGAAGAAGCCTTATTCGAAGAAGGTGCATTTGATAAAGATTCCGAGCAGTATAAAAGGGTTGTTAAGCTCGAAAAGCCCAATCCTGCTGTAGCTGGTACAGATGCTGCTATGCTCCCTGCGGGAGAAGCATATACAGCTCCTACTACAGTTACGGATAGTCCGTGGTAAACTTTTTAGGCGCAAGTTTTAGTTTGATAACAGCCTTCCATTTCTATGGAGGGCTTTCTTTTAAAATTATTACTATGGAAATAAACGTGAAGTTAACCGAGTATGTAAAGACAGAAGGAGTACCAATGCGAATTACTCTTCCAGACGAGAAAACTTACTACTTCCAAACTAGAATAAGGCGAAGTATTGCAGTAATTCCTAGATGGACTTCTTGGAATACTGAAAGAGGTCTTCCAGAGACAGTATTTGAATATGAAATCATATGTCTATATCAGTCCTTTGATTGTAAAATAGAGAAGGTTAGTATTCAAGTAAGTCGTATAGGAGATATATACAGCTCTAAATCAGGAAGTTATTATGAACTCTTATTATTTCTAATGCGTGCGGATGAGTATGATAAGAGAACTGAGGAAAGATTTCTTGCAGATTATGCAGCTATATTAGATACTCTTAAACGAACTATGGAAACATGATAGACTTTAATCAAGTAGATGCTCCAGTAAATGTAACAAGAGAATTTATTCTTTCGAGAGTCTCGGAGGAACAGATATTTTTCTATTACTTCGGGAGATTCGAACTTGGGAAAGTATATCCATCTAAACTTCGAAGAGACAAGAATCCTAGTACAGGCTTTTATATTAACAAAACTGGCAATATTATATATAATGATATTGCTACTGGAGAGAAGAACAATTGTTTTACCTTTGTAGCCAAGCTCTTTCAGATAACACATAGAGATGCTCTTAATAAAATAGCAGTAGATTTTGGACTTGTAAGTAGCAAGACTATTACTCCTATTGCACAAACTATTCTGGATCAAGGAATTGAGTTTGATAGAGAAATGAAGAAGGATACACTTATTCAATTCAGTCCCTACAAACACTTTACATCACTCCAAACTGACTATTGGGCAGATTATGGACTTTCCATAGACGATCTCAAAAAAGAGAGAGTATTTCCTGTAAAACAACTATTCCTCAATAAGAAAGAAATAAGGAACTTAGATGAACTTTGTTTCGCTTATGTAGAGGAAGAAATTGTAAAAGGAAAAGTCATAAAAACTATGGTGAAGATATATTGTCCTTATTCAAAGACAATGAAGTGGCTTAGTAATATTCCACTTACTACTCCCTTTGGTTTGAATGATTTGAAATATGGTACAGAACAAGTTTCAATCGCTAAGGCTAAGAAGGATATGATGGTGCTAAAGAAACTCATGGAATCCGTTATAGGAAGCCAGAATGAGTCTGAAGCAGCTATTCCAGATTGGCTAGTTAAGCATCTATGCTTTAATTTTCCTCGTCGAACAATCTTCTGGGATGCTGATGAAACTGGTGTAACGAACTGTAAGAAGTTTAATTCCAAAGGATTCGGCTATTTTAATACTCCCAAATCACTACTCGATAGAGATATTAAAGATGTCTCAGACTATGTTAAAGCATTTGGTTTAAAAGCATTAGAACAACTTCTCAAACAAAAAGGAATAATATGAACAATATTCCATCAGCATTAGAATTAATGCTAGCAGAATCGTGGAATGATGAAATGACTTCATCAGATCCAGTAATTTCAGCTGATAGAGCTGCTAATATAGCTAATGATCTAATAAAGCAACATGTACAAGCTGCATTAGAAGCTGCTGCTAAAAATGCTTCTCATAAGGGTTGTAAGTGCCAAAGAAGTTCTTGCACCTATTCTGAATGTTGGGATATAGATCAATCCTCTATCCTAACAGCTTATCCACCTGAAAATATCAAGTAATGACATTTACATTGAGTTCAACAAAAGTTAAAACAACTCGTAAAGAACATATCTGCGATGGATGCTTCGATCGCATTCCAAAGGGAACTTCCTGTAACAAGTATGCATGTATATATGAGGATAATTTCTGTAGTGGATATACCTGCAATGTATGTGAAGCATTTATAAATTCTCCCGGATTTTTCGCTAATAACAGAAATGGATGGGAAGCAGGTACACTCCCAGAATTTATGGATTACGAAGCATTTAAAAAATCGTATAATGAACAACACAACCGATTTTCTAAGGTCCTCACTGGGAGTATTCACATTAGTACATGATACTAATAGCGGAATATGTAATATTAGACTTAGAATTCAACTTCTACGTAGAAAAATGGATAATATATCCGTACAAACTGAAGAGCAATTTGCTGGTATATTGGAAGATGTTCAACGCATCCAAAGTGCAATTGACGTTTACTATGAACTATTAAAAAATAAATATGGCAAATCAAAATACAACAGATCTTAAATCTCTGTCTACTTCATTATTAAAACAGCGACTGGCTGAATGTAATAAGTATTTAAAAGACTCCAGAGCTATAGTTCCCAAACAAGGAATTGTAGATAAGGATAGGCTTTCAAATGCAGAAGTAGAAATCGAGAAAGAGGCTCAAGCTATTCAACGCGAGTTAAATAGCAGGAAATGAGCAACTTAGAGAAACATTTTGAAAAGGGCTGGCTTGAAAAGCTAAGCCCTTTTTTATTGTCTGATAAATTCAAGGCAATAGGAGCTGAACTAATGAGGCAGGTTCAGCTCGGAATTCCTATCACTCCATCATTTGATGATACATTCCGGGCCTTTAAGGAATGTCCTTACCAGGATCTTAAGGTGGTATTTATGGGTCTAGATCCCTACCCTCACAAAGGAGTATGTGATGGCCTTGCATTCTCAGCCAAATACACACCCTTTAAGGAGCCCAAAAGTTTAATGTATATCCTAGATGCTATGGAAAAAGACGTCTATGGAGGGTTTGGTATTGGCTATAATGAGGAGTATCGAAATCCCGATCTAGGAAGATGGGCCAAACAAGGTGTTTTACTAATAAATACTGCTCTCTCTACCCAAGTGGGTAAGACAGGAGTACATTTGCAGCTATGGGCACCATTTATTCAATACCTATTCCAAACTCTAAGCTTCTATAATACAGGACTTATTTATGTACTCTTTGGCTCTCAGGCTAGGCAATGGAAGGTAGCTATTCCTAAAGGACAGAATCATGTCTTTACAGTAGTGCATCCAGCAGCAATGGCCTATCAGAATGCTAAGGAATGGGATTGTGAAGGAATATTCTCCAAAATTAATCATATTCTGGAGAAGAATAATCAAGGTAAAATTCTATGGTAATGAAAAAGATACCTACAGCAGAACAGATGTTAAAAGAAGCTTATCTTGTCATCGAAGAGGGCAAAACAGTTGAAGCTCATACTCATTTAGTGGTAGCTGTGATGAATAATCACACTAAATTTCATGTAGAAGCTGCTTTAAAAGCTGCTGCTAAAAACTGTAAACTGGAAAGAGTTAGTGATTCACATTTTGGTGTAGTATATAACCAAAATAACTTTGGACAACTATGTATCTCCAGCGATTGGGCTGGTGATTACATAAGAAAAAACGAAGATTCCATATTGAACGCTTATCCACTCTCAAATATTAAGTAATGAAAAAGATACCTACAGCAGAGGAGTTTTTCGATTCCAAAGGTATAGATATTGATAGGCTATACAGTGTAGAAAGAGGACTACCTTATGAACCTAATGCATTAGATATAAATCATGTAAATATTACTAATACAGTAATAGAATTTACTCAACTCCATGTACAAGCAGTTGCTCGTGCATTTGTAAGCGCGCAATATGATAGAGCCACATCTAGTGAGGTAGATGAACTCACAAGACTGGATTTGAAAAATCTTTATCCACTTACAAATATTAAATAACAAAATATGCCAAATTTAAAGAAACAAGTACGCCAAAAGCGTGTAATTACTTATCTTCAGAATCAACTGAAAACAGGCAAAAAGGTGGATTATAACCTTATGAATCCACATGTAAATGATGAGGATAAACTCATCGATCTTACTGATAAGGATAAGATACGTATTAAGCAGGAGCTTAATAATATCTTAAATCCTAAGAGTAAGAAGAAAGTAGTAGCTGGAGTACAGCAATCTACAGATCGCTGGTTCATAGACATTTTTGCCATCAAATATGGCTATGTAAAGAACTCGGAACGGCGTAAAAACAAGGGAAAGAGTAAGAAGAAATTGAAGCGTGTTAAAAGTTCTTCTTTCCTGAAGAGTATAGTAGCACAGCCCGGTATGATTACAGCTCTTAAAGAAGGTAGAATGGGTATGAGTCCTAAATCTCATATGTTCCGCCTTCGCAAGGAAGATCTCACTTCACTTTAATACTCAAAGTTATGAAACAATATCGTCATAAAGCAACACAAATATTGCTGGAAAGGCATCCTGTACTTAACTACTATAATGGTAAGGAGTCTCCTTGGCAGGGAGCTAATATCCCTGCTTCAATAGTAGAAAATTCCACAGAGTATGCGCCTGCTGAGCATCTATTTATAACAGAAGATGGAGTGAAGATCTATGAAGGGATGCGCTGGTGGTATGTTCCTATTCGTGCTAATACGAATATGCATCAAACTACTAGCATTCTCTATAAAGGAGACTCTAATAAAATGAAACCTGTTAAGAGATTCTTCGATTTAGCTAATGCAAGAAAGTTTGCAGATACTCTTAATAGTCAATCTATTACATTATTTGAACTGGAGGAAAAAGCCAAAGAGTTCAAGTTTTCTAAAACTTCGCTGGAATTAATTAAAGCTTATTTAACTAAGTAAAACATCTATCTCCTAATCTAATTTGGTAATTCCATAAACAAATCATATATTTGTAGTAAATTAAAAAAATATGTTATACTGCAAAAAATGTGATTTAGAGAAGGATAAGGATTATTTTTGGAAGAATTCTAGTCTTAAGAGAGGATATAGCTACACTTGTAAGGACTGTATGAATCTTTATTATAAAGCTAGAAGTAAAGAAAACTATAATAAATGGGCAAGAAACTATAGACTAAAAGAACAGAACAAAGACTACGAAAGGAATTTTAGAACTAGTTATCTTCAATCATTTAATGGATTTGTTTCTAAATTATGGTCTACTTCTAAGAATAGAGCTAAAGTAAAAGATTGGGAGTTTGATTTAACAAAAGAATGGATTTCTGAAAAACTTAATAAAATGGTTTGTGAAGTTACAGGATGTAGTCTAACTTTATTAAAATATAATAAAGATAAATATCATTCTAATCCTTTCAATCCATCAATAGATAGGATAGATTCAACAAAAGGATATATAATGGAAAACTGTAGACTTGTATGTTGGATTTATAATATTGCAAAATCTGATTTTACAGATAAAGAAGTTTATTTAATGTCTAAAAATTTAATTTTAAATGGAAAAGAATCAATCGCAAGACCCTAAAAATGGTGTTTTGTATGCGGTTTACGGGACCTTGAGGGTCGGCTTCGGTAATAACCGCTTACTGAATAACGAACATTGTACTTATCTCGGTACAGAAATTACAGCTCCTAAATTTCATATGGTGAGCCTTGGAGGTTTTCCGGGAGTTATATTAAATGGAAAGCAATCTATAACAATCGAAGTGTTTCGCGTTAACTCTAAAGATGTAGAGCAACGCCTTGATTGGTTGGAAGGCTATCCAAGCTTCTATCAAAAAACTGTTATCGACACTCAATGGGGAAAGACAAACATGTATATCCTCAATGATAGCTACCTGAAAAACAAGCAGGTAGAGTCTGGAGACTGGGCCAAATATATTAATAAAATTATTGATTAAAACTAAAGGAAATGTTTCCAAAGATTTTTAAGAATGACACGAAAGTGCAGATTCTTAGTCACCAATCTGTTAACTTTCTCAGTACACTTACCAAAGAAACAGTTATTAAGAGACTGAAAAAGGAAGGAATTGCTGCATTCACTACTCCTGATATAGTAACAACCTATGGTGATCCATGGAAGGATAGTCGTATTACAGGTAATATTACAATTACTACAGGAGCAGGATGTTGCTCATTTACAAAGAATCCCGAGAGATGGTATTTATTTCCTATATCTCGCCTTGAATTAGCAGCAGTAGGACTTGTGGAGGATGATTTAGTAAGATGGATAAAATATCTCAATGATCTGAAAATAGGATTTGGATATCTTTACTTTGGAGAGCAACCTGCTTCAGATGATACATTTAAAACATGGACTGGAAAGAAGCCTAGCATATCTAGTTTTGGAGTAAATGAGGACAGATATAGTAGGAAGGAAAATAACTATTTCTGGGTGTGTGTTCCTAGGTGGCCAATAGGAACAAATAGAAATGTTCCATATCTGCACTGGATATATCTGCGCTATCTCATTAATTCCACTAGAACTCAAAACCATGATCTTGCAGCTTCAACAGAAAAGCTTGAATATTATAATATCCCAAGACTAATATTCTCTTTGATAGATGACTATGGACTTGAACCGTTCAGAGCATTCATGTATTGCATTGCAATGTCTCCATGGTATAGTGGATATGGTCTAGCCTATTCTGACTATCCTGACTATCCTGACGATCGCACCGAGAATCTGCATCCTGATATTGGAGTAAGTGCAGCTAAGTTCAAGAAAACATGGTTTACATGTCTTCCTCTAGATGGTTCTATGAATAATATGCTGTCTGCAAGAAACAATAATCATCCTCAGCTTCTTGACAAAAATGGAAAGAGTCTTGTTTTTACTACAAAGCATGAGTCGTATAAATGTTTCGAACTTTTCAAAGCAAGAGATATTAAAGGACTTATAGCCTATCTGGACCGCCTGTATTACCCTTCAAAAACCAAAAATAAAGAAAGTGGCACCAAAAAAACAGCAACAAAAGCGATTAGGAGTATCGCAAGGAAAGCCAAAGCTCCCACTCATAAATAATCCTACAATAGGAGCTGATATTGAAGTGTTTCTTCAGGATAGAGCATCTGAAGCAGTGGTGAGTGCTGAAGGAATTATAATGGGAACTAAAGATAATCCTTATAAAATTCTGGATAGCGAACCATTCTTTGCTACTTCTTTGGATAATGTAATGGCTGAGTTCTGTATTCCTCCTGCAAAAGAAGTGAAGCAGTTCAGAGAAAACATTGCATTTGCTCTTGGATGGATTGAAGGTTTCATTCCTAATAGTTTAAAGGTATTAGCTCAACCATCAGCCCGGCTTGATAATCGGTTTCTTCAAACAGAGAGTGCAAAGCTTTTTGGATGTGATCCTGATTTCAATGCATGGCTTCTGGGAGATATGAATCCTAAGCCTGAAGCAATTTCTGATCTAAGGAGTTGTGGTGGCCATATTCATGTAGGTTATGATAAACCTAATGCAAATATATCTATGGCTCTTATTAGAGCAATGGATATTTTCATAGGGCTTCCATCTATTATTCAGGAACCTGATAATGAGCGGAAAACACTCTATGGAAAAGCAGGAGCATTCCGATTCAAGGAATATGGTGCAGAATATCGCACTATATCGAATTATTATGTAAACAGTACTACACTTGTAGACTGGGTATATAATAATACACTCGCAGCAATTGAATTTGTTAATAATAATCACCAAATAAGTGAAGAAGAAGGTACAGCTGTACAAGCCGCTATCAATACAAATAATATGGCTTTGGCTAATACTATGTGTTCTTACTTTGGTGTAAAACTCGCGGCATGATCAGTATACTCGTTGGAAGAGATGGTAGACCATCAATGAAAAAGGTGTTTGCGCTCATGAAAACTAAGAGCGTTCTCACAGTTAGGAGAATTCCTCCTAAGACTAAACATGCATATTTGCGTGTTTATGAAGGTGCAACAGTTGATAAATTTGTTAAAAAACCAATCAATGAACTTAACTTGGCAGGTGGCAAATATATCCGGTGGGGTAATCGAATTGAGGCAGACACAGATAAGAGTTCTATTATCTATAACAAGTCTGAAGGCATTGCAAATGCTACCAATAAGAAACTATCCCGGCAGCTCTTCATCAAGAACAAGGTAAGGACTCCTCAGTTAGTGACACCTACAGATGTTAAATCTACACAATTTCCTATCATAGCAAGACCATCCACTCATGCAAAAGGTAAAAACTTCGTCACACTCAAGAATGTGGATGATTTTACCAAGCACTATAATGCCAACGAGAAAAACGGATGGTATTATTCCGAGTTCATTAACAAAGAAAGAGAATTTCGTGTTCATTGCGCTCACGGGAAGGTTCTTGGGGTTATGGAGAAAGCAAGAGGATCTGACAACATCGCTTGGAATCGTGCGGTTACGGGAGAAGCCTTCACGCGCATAGCTCAGAAGGATTATATCTTCTCCATATGTTTTCAGGCCCTCAAAGCTGTAAAAACTCTGGGACTCGATTTTGCAGGAGTAGATGTACTACTCTTAGGTAAGGAAGGATTTGTTCTCGAAGTGAATACAAGTCCAACTTTAAACAGCTCTGACTTTATCAGTGATCAATATGCAAAGTATTTTGATTGGCTGAATGCCTCCGATAAACGTAGGGATCATTGGGATTTTACCAAATTTGAAAATGCTCAAAGCTTTGCTTGGAAGCAATTTCAGTTATTGGACTTACCTAATCCAGGAAAGACAGAAACAGTATAACTCATTAAATACCATACAATTATGTGCGGAATCTTCGGTGCTTCGTTAAACCCTAAAGTGATGGATCGAGCGATGACAAAGGCTGCTATTGCCAAGTTTAAGATTCTTGGATTATATAATATCGAGCGGGGAAAGCACTCCTGCGGAGTATTTATAGATAATCATCTGATCAAAGGCGTCGATAAAGAGAAACTATTTGACGATTTTATTGCAGCAAGAGAATTTCCTGATCCAATGGATACTGGAAATTTTATAATGATCGGACATACCCGAGCAGCTACTCATGGCTCTCATACAATAGAAAATGCACATCCATTTCGTGTGAATGATAATTTTGTTCTTGCTCATAATGGTGTTATTCGTAACATTTGGACATTATGCAATAAGTACAAAATCAACCATACAGGAATCCATGTGGATAGTTTAGGACTTGCAGAGCTTATTAATCAGGAAGGTTTTGGTATTCTTAATGAATATGAAGGTTTTGCTGCTTTGTTAATGACTAAACAAGATGAACCAAATGCCATTTATGCATATCGTGGTGTATCTCAACGCGTTACGAATAGCCCTGAAGAAGAGGAAAGACCGTTATTCTATCTTCAATCTGAAGAAGGAATATACTTTTCTAGTCTTCAGAAATCTCTACTAGCTATTTCTGATAGCAGTGGCGATAAAGTTAAACAACTTGAAGGTAATATCGTACATAAGATTACAAATGGTGTAATGACCAAATCTAAAGTACGCATTAGTAGAGATGTTGTTAATATTGGAGTAAGTTTAAATACTTATGGATGGAGTCCGACAGCAAACTACCCAAAGCCAATAGGGACGCTGGCTTCTTCTTCGACGCAGAGCAATTTGCATACACCAGCGGTTATTCCCCCTACGATAGGTGGGACTAATTCTCATATAGGGTCTACTTATAATTCTAAGTTTGAGAAAACTACTTCTTCTATCATATGGCATGAAACAATGCCAAAACGAGTTGATAGATATGATAAGAAGAAAGGTGTTTTCTTCCATCTTGGACGGTATTGGATAGTAGATAGTAATGCTGGTGAGATAGTGCTTGCACATGGTTCCTATTATATCAATAAAAAAGGTGTAGTGGGAATACACAAAGATGCACAACATCATAACTGGTTCTTCTTTGAAGGTGTTTTAATGAAGAGTCAGGCTGCTTATAAAGTAGCATTAGCTGATGGAGATCTGAAGAATATCTTCTGGAATCGTGTAACATATCTTTCTAAGTATGCGGATTATCCAATCTGTAATTCTAAGGCAGATATTGAATCTATGTGTAAGAATTGTGCAGATTATTACAAATATCGCTGGTTTCAGAACGGAAATATGTGTGGAAATACAAGTTTTACGCCTAAATTCAGTGATAGAAACTATCTTATTAAGGATGGTTTACTACATGCTATTGCTTCTCAGAAAGGACATGGTGCTCCTGAGACGTGTATAGATATAGAATCTCTGCGTAATTCTCGTGCTGAGGAAGTATCTAAGGATGTTCAAAGTCCAGCAATAGGCTTAACAAATTTGCTCAAAGGTTTGGCAACTACTACGAAACAGGATGAACTTCCTTTTCCAATAGAAAAATCTGAAACTCCTAAACAGGAAAAAGAATGGGATGTCACCCATTTTTATCAGCATTGGGATAGTATTACACAAGTTCGTGATGAACTCACTAAACTTGAGATGGATGCAATTCGCTATTATATTGTAGACGTTATGATGAATGAAATGGGTATATATCCTGAGAATATTTATGACGATCAGGTAGATGTTCAACTCAATATGATGCTACAGATATGTATAGAGAATGGGGCAACTATTATGGATAATTGGGATGAGAAAAACTACAAGGAAGTTGTTGACTATCTTGTAATAGCTAACGATAATCCTAATGGTAGTATCTATGATGAAGAAGTCTCCGGTAATATAGAAGTATGTGAATTCATTCCCAAACCAAAGGAAGATGTAGTTGATGTCGAGGCACGCATCGTTCAAATGAATGAGGCAGCAAGTAAAACCACCCAAGAAATCAACGCAGCTCACTTGAGAGTAGTATCCAAGAACCTAGGACTTGTACCACCTGCTGAAGGTGATATTTATCTGAAGGAGAAATTTGGAACTAATTCTCAGGATGGAATGGATGAAGGTGAAACTCCCGTTATTGATATGATGGTAGCAAGAGAACAGGCTGCTGTTCCCACGGATGAAGATCCTGAAGGCCCTTTTTATGTTGATGATGATGCAGAAAGAGACATCCTTGATGATCCTAATACTGAAAGAGATTATGCTTTTCAGGACATCGTAGATAGACTTAGCGATTGTCGTGATTGTGCAGACGAACTGCAAGCTTATGAAGACAACGACTTTGCTCAAGGAGCAGCTAATCTTATATATCGGATCGTAGATCCTGCATTAAGAGACTTACACGAATTAACTATTAAACATAAGGAGGAGGAACTCCAATACTATGTAAAAGAAGTAGTAGGTAAACGCGTAAATGTATGATACGTTACAATGACAATCCTAAGTTGAAGCTTAAAACTATAAAAACCATTACAGGAGAGACTGAATATCGTAAGAATTGTCGTAAGATGAAGGATAAGTATTATGTGGAAAATGAGCAATGTTTCCTTATTGAAGGAAAATGGTATGCTTACACATCAAAACTTATCACTTTTGATCACGAGAAGGGTATACATGTTATCGTAAAAAATACTCCTCTTATATATGGTGTTGTAGGATTTAAGAAGGATGGAGTGCCTGACTTCGGCTATTTTACAGAAAATAAATATTTTAACGTTCTTGTAAATATTAATAATTATGGCTCCGTAAAGAGTCTTAGTGAAGATGTTCTCGTGAAGGGAGGATATATTGAAAATCTGTCTGATGGTTTATGGCTCCTTAAAAGAGAGCTATCGGCATCTCAAATTTCTCAGCTTAACAGAATTACAAGCAAGAAGGTTTATCAAGACAAGGGATATAATATCGAAGATAACGCAGAAGAGTTCAAGCAGAAGATTGATGCCTTCGATAAATATCCTGTTAAGATAAGCTCTAGTGCTATGCGATATGGAAAGCTTCTGGGAAATACAAGTTTCGGCTGTGAAACCGAGACTTCTATGGGCTATCTTCCAGAACATATTCAAAACCGAACAGGTGTTGTTATATGTCGGGATGGTTCAATAGATAATGCAGAGTTTGTTACTGTACCAATGCATGGCCCAAGGGGTTTAGTAAACCTAAAATATCTAGCAGAGGAGCTGAGTAAGCGGACTCTAATAGATATTAAATGTTCATTTCATATTCACTTTGGTACACTCCCAGATAATCGACTATTCTTAATCGCTCTATGGGCTCTGGCTATACGAATTCAGGAGGAGATTTTTACCATGTTCCCCGGATATAAGACGGAATGGAAAAACTTCAAAAAGAAGGATTATTGCCAGAAGGTAAGAAAACTAGGTGTTGGTTTACTAAAAACTGATTCTAACAAAGAGGAATATGAAAATTATGTAAATGATGCTTATTATCGTATGTATAAATTCCTCAATGATGGAAATGAGCCAGATGATCAGTTTAACCGGCGTAATCATAATCATAGCAGAACAGCTAAATGGGAGAGAGCTGGACGTTACTATTGGCTTAATTTCATGAATATGTTCTTCAGTAAAAGGAAGACAATGGAGTTTCGGCTCCATTCTGCCACAACTAATGGACAGAAAATGATAAATTGGCTATTCATCTGTAATGCTATTCTAAAGTATGCAGAGAAATATCCAATACAGATATTATCCACTAGTGATCCTATCAGTCTGGATACTATTATGGACTATTATGCCACACATTTCAAAACCAAAGAGGCCATATTTCTCTCTAACTATCTAAAAGCCTATATCGCCAACAGGAAAGAGTATTTCCTGAACGATAAGAAAAAAGGAGATTTAGAGAGTAAGAAGGAACTCACTGGAGATAAGGACTTTACATTCACTTTCGAGAATGTAACACATTTATTTTAGAAATATTTAATACAAAAATAGGTAGAATCCGTAATTTTACCTATTTTTGTTTTTATGGCTAAAATAAAGGTTCCTAAGACAAGAGGAAGTGGTACACTTACAGAAAGTGCATTCTGGTCTATGATACGTTCCGCACTTAGGCAGAAGTCTAGGTGGTGGAAGCCAATATCTGAAACAAAACTAGCAGTTCGTAGAGATAATCAGAGCAATAATAAACGCCTGAAATATGAATATCAATGTGCTATTTGTAGAGGATGGTTTCCTGATAAGAACATAGAAGTAGACCATTTAATTCCAGCAGGCTCACTACGCTCTGGAGATGATTTAAAAGGATTCGTAGAGCGGTTATTCTGCGAAAAGAATGGATTACGTGTTTTATGTAAGCCGTGCCATTTAATAATTACAAAAGAACAAAAAACAAGCTGATGCAAAGACCTGAATACCAAAAAGTTTTTGCAATTTCGCAATCGGCCATTAAAACGTTTAAAACCAAAACGTTACAAGAGTTCCGTGAACTCTATATCAATCAGAAAGAAGATGATGATTCTGATGATAGTAAATTTACATTTGGAAGCTTAGTAGATACAATTGCTTTTGCTCCTGAACTACTTAATGAACGATTCTATTTGCCTGAATATGAGGTAACTATACCCGGAGATAAGGTGAAGAAGATTGTTGATAATGTATACAAGGAGGCTAAAGAGATTGTGGAAACTAAAACGCTTCTGAATGAGAAAGGTAATCTGCCAGAGCCTCTATATATTCCTAATATTATGGATTTATATGAATGGCAAGATACTATTATGAAGTATGCTAAGGAGATAGAATATGGTGGAAAGACTTGGAGCAGAAGTAGGATAATCGACACAGTAGTTGAAGACGGACACCTCTATTTCAGAATGCTTTCCGAGTGTAATGGCCGTTCTGTTATTACAGCAGCTGATAATGCAGATGCAATTGAAATGGTAGAAGCCTTAAGAAATGGAAAGGACACCCGCAAGTATTTTGTTCCACAAGAAGGAGAAACACTATTATTTCAGCAGGAGATATTCGTAGACTATATTTATCAGGATAATCTTATGATTCCTCTTAAAGCAGCTTTGGATATTATCAGATTCGATCATACAAATGAAACTGTAGAAGTACCTGATTTAAAATATACACATACATCTGAGTTCTTTGCAAAAATAGCTCGTGATTTTGGATATATTATTCAGGTGAGTTTCTATATGTTCATTCTGAAAGAATGGCTGAAAACCTATGAAGAAGGAAAATATGCTCATTATAAATTCTTACTTCCTACTAATATTGTAATTGATCGGAAATACAAAATTCCTTTCATTTATGAATATGATTGGGATGATCTGGATATTGCTGAAAATGGATCTGAGGAAAAGAATGTAGAAGGTTGGAGATCCATTCTTGAGCGTATAGCATGGCATGTTGCTAATTCTGTATGGGATAGACCCAAAGAGCTTTATGAGACAGGTAAGATAAAGCTAAAGATTTTTAACAAATGACCAAAAATGATCTAAATATTGATGATCTATTAGTAGAGAACTATATAGTTCCTGAGTCTGTATTTGATAGAAAGCGAACTAAAACTTCGCATTTTATGCTAAATACAGTCTTCTACAATAGTTCATTAACTAGCACTGAGTACTTTGTTAATGCCTATCTTGATGATGGAGATTTAGCCCACAAAATATTCCGTCCTTTGTTTCTACTCTTTAAAGTAGCAGCAAAGGATAGGAAATGGGCTGATATTGCTCCTCGTTTGAGAGCTAAGAGTGAATATTTGATGGAATATTTCTGCGGTATAAATGAAGGAAAGCATCTAATTATGATGATTTTCCAAGTTCCAGATAAGTTCGCCAAGGATTATCTTTTCTTTAAACATGGTAAATACTCACAATTTTCTCCTGAATATAAGAAACTCTTTAATAGATATACTGCAAACGAGAAAGCTCAGCCAATAGAGAGCACTGTTTGGCGCGTTATCCATAAGAGTACAGAACTTAAAAAGGAGCTTGAATTATATTTTGGAGAACCTGTAAAGTTCACTAAAGAAGATGAACTTTGGGGGCGTCCAGAACCAAAATATGAGATTTACCGCTATAAACCTGAAAATTAATCCCAGTTTCTAATATAAGGAAGAAAATTACATCTTGATCATAATCATTCTACAGGGAAGGTAAGGGGACTTTTATGTGCTAGATGTAATTGGTATCTTCATATTATAGAAACAGGAGATAATATTTTGGAAAAAATTAAACTATATTTAAGTGAATGAAAATAAAGGAGAAGCAGTAAGATTTGATACAGAAAAGGTAAGATTTGATTTAGTCCCCGCATATGCACATCAAGAATTAGCCAAAGTTTTTACTTTTGGAGCTAGAAAATATGCAGAAAATAATTGGAGAAAAGGAATGAATTGGAGTAGAGTCATAGGATCTTTAGAAAGGCATCTCAATGCTCACAAATCAGGAGAGGACTATGATCCAGAGACGGGACTACTTCATTCTGCTCATATAATGTGTAATGCTGCCTTTCTGACAGAATATTACAAAATATTTCCTCAAGGAGATGACAGACCAACATTATATCTACAACCAAAACGAATTGGCATAGATATTGATGATGTATTAGCAGACTTCATGGGAGCATATTGTGAAAGGTACAATCTTCAAAGACCAAATGCTTGGGAATTTGATTCGGTATTTGTAGACAGGTATAAAGCCCTGCAAAATGATCCTGACTTCTTTCTCAATCTCAAAACCATCCTCTCCCCTGAAGATCTACCATTTGAGCCTACGGCTTATATTACATCACGCCCATCAAATCTAGGTGATGTAACAAATAGATGGTTATTTGAAATAAACCACTATCCTATTGCTCCTCTTATTTTTGCAAGTAATAAACTACCTGTAATTAAGGAAATGCAAATAGAACGGTTTATTGATGATAAAATAGCAACTTTTATACATCTAAATAATAATGGCATCTTATGTTATCTTTTTGATTCATCCCATAATCAACGAATTGAGGTGGGATATAAACGAATTACAAAAGAAACGATAAAAAACGTTTTATGAAGTATTTAGACACAATTTTGATAGTCTTAACTCTAGTAGTATTTTACGCGACTTTCTTCTATGCAGTATTTGAGATGAAATTTGAATATATAAAGAAAGAAAAAATGCTCATCCTTTGGTATACAGAATATCAGAGTGATGGTTCAATAAAGAGGCGGTATATCAAATTGTGGAAATCAAAAAAACCAACAAAGCCCTAGTAATAGGGCTTTCATTTTTATAGAGATTAAGGCATCAGTCAAGCCTGATCTGCCCGAGAAGGGTGGTGGTGTAGTGAAGCACATAATCTTTACTGAAAAAGGGTTAATAGTAAGTAAAAATTCCACAAATTAAGATTATGGTTATGATATTACGTAAATTTAGTGTATGTGCTTACGAGAATGATTCTCCCGATATACTGAGATACTCTGACACTGTTGTTGCATTTTCAGAAGAGGAAGCTATTCGATTTATTGCATCTAAATCAAAGTTTAATGGTGAATCACAAGGACATCCCAATCATAATTGGAATCCAAAGTATCCGGTTCAACTTAGAGCTAAAGAAATAATTGATTAATTATGGGTAAAACATTCGTATTAGGTGATGTACATGGTGCTCATTTAGCACTAATGCAAGTACTAGAGAGATCTGGATTCAATAAAGAAGAAGATACTCTTATTACTCTGGGAGATATATGTGATGGATGGCCTTATGTAGCTGAATGTGTAGAAATTCTTCTCACAATCAAAAACAGGATAGATATTATAGGAAATCATGATGAATGGTTTTCTCACTATCTAAATACAGGTATTCATCCTGATCAATGGAAACAAGGTGGAACAGGCACTCTAAGAAGTTATCTTCATATGCTCGGTAAGGAGAATATGATACATAAGAATATAGGTGGCTATATTTCATCTCTAATTCCCGGTGATATTTCCTTAAGTCATTGGAAATTTTTTGCTCACCAAATTCCTTATTATAAGGATGAGAAAGATCGTGTGTTTACACATGCAGGATTCTTTCGTTGGAAAACTCTTATACAAAATAGGAGAGATAATATTACTGTATTTTATTGGGACAGAGACTTTTGGACTGATGCCTTAAGTTCTATGATTGGAAAAGGTAAAACACCTTTAAGTTTCAGAATGGAACCTATTTCTGAAGTATTTATAGGCCATACCTCCACCGAAAACTGGAATACAGATAAACCAATGCATGCAGACATTGTATGGAATATTGATACTGGATCCGGTTGGGGTGGAAAACTTACAATTATGGATGTAGATACACATGAATTCTGGCAATCGGATAATGTGAAAGAACTCTATCCTGATGAAAAAGGGAGGTAAAAATGGAAAATAAATTTCGTATTGCAGAAGAAATATATCAACAGGCCATAAACAATGAAAAATTATGGCGTACTATATTTGAAGAATATAATAGATGTGCAATAGATCGAAATATTGCTGAACTTCAAATGTGGTTAGTAGAATTTTTTCATGCACCTACAAAAATTAAATAATGAAACCTTATGGAGTTAGAAAACAAGACGATAATTGCTGTTCCGGACATGCAAAGTATGGACAACGTGGACTGACTGCTAAAGGTATAAAACGTCCTCGCAATAAGTCTAAAGATAAGCCTCGAAAGGCTAAAATGAGACAAAAACCAATTAATAATGAAACTGAAAACTCCAATTAACGAGAATTATGCAGCTACTATTGTGACTATCAAGAACTTAATACCTCTTGAGAAATGTGATAATGTAGTGCATACACTTATCTTTGGAAACCTAGTAGTAGTAGGCAAAGATACGAAAGTGGGAGATAGAGGAATCTTCTTCCCGATTGAAACAAGACTCTCTGATGAGTTCTTGTATACTAATAACCTTTACCGTGACAACACCAAAAACTGCAATATTAACGAAAAGGGATATTTCGAAGATAATGGAAGAATTCGTTGTGTTAAGTTTCGGGGACACAAATCCGAGGGAATGTTTCTACCAGCTACAAGCATACTCTTTGCAGCTGAAGCAGTTGATGTTGCTGCTCTCCCTGAAGGTTCCACATTTGACGAGATTAATGGTGTTAAAATCTGCGAGAAATATATCCCGAAAATTACATATACTCCGGGAACACCCGGCAGTAAAAATGGTAATCAAAAGATTGCTAAGAAAGTATCACGAATTATAGACGGACAGTTCCGCTTTCATGAGGATACAAAAGCTCTTGGCAAGAATATCTTCAAAGTTAAGCCAGACAGCTTTATTTCTATCACAAATAAGCTACACGGTTCATCTTTCATTACCTCTAAGATATTATGTAAGAAGAAGATAGGATGGTTTCCAAGACTTCTCAAAACTCTTGGTGTGCCAATCAATGATACTCATTACGATAATATCTGGAGTAGCCGTAAAGTGATTAAGAATGATGATCTTGGTCGTAATTACAATCATTTCTATGGCGAAGACATCTGGGCTGATGTTTCTAAGGAACTTGCTCCTTATCTTCTGGATGGTATGACTATTTATGGAGAAGTAGTAGGATTTACAAGAAGCGGACGTCCTATTCAGGGAGGATATGACTATGGATATGATCCTAAAGGGCAGTTTAATACCTGCTATGGCATCTACATCTATCGTATTACATTCACTACCTTTGGGGGTAAAGTATTCGAATTCAGTGCAAAGCAGGTACAGGATTGGTGCAAAGCTAATATGCTTAAAGCAGTTCCTGAATTTTATTATGTTAAAGCAGGTGATTGGCTTCCAGTTGGAACTGCAAGTGAAGAAGAATGGTATGGAGAGTTATTAACTAAATTACTTACCAGCTTCAATATGGAAAAGGATTGTGATATGTGTAAAGCTAAAGTACCTGCTGAAGGATTTGTATTACGAATAGAAGGATTGGAATATGAGGCTTATAAGCTAAAATCCTTCCGATTTAAAGAAAGGGAAACACGAGAACTGGACAGCGGTACAGTGGATATTGAAACTCAAGAATCACAAGGAGGATAATACATGAAAATTCTAATCGTAACTGTGGACGATGCAACTCAGGCTAAAATTATTTACAAGCCAGGATTTGCAGTAATTAAGATACCCGGAAGTTTGTCTTATGAAGATCAGGTAATACTACGACAGAAACTTCTGAAAATAGTGGATGGCAACAAGGAATCTAAAGAATTCTTGAAGCTTTATTATAAAATAGGAACTCCCTATTTGTTTCTGAATCGAAAAATATCTGCCTCTAAGAAAGAGACATTTGTGGTATATAAATGGGATGAATTATAAACAGGGGGAGTGAGATACTCCCCTTAATTTTTATTATGAGCAAATTAATTGTTATTTGTTTAGTAGGAGCACCCTGTAGTGGAAAGTCCACTTGGATAGAGGAAAATCTTCCCATCCTTGCAGCACGTCATAAAACTAATGTAGTAATTATTAGTAAGGACGTAATTCGGAAATCATTTCCGCAGCCTTATATAATGTGTGTTGTTAATGAAAAAGTTGTTACTGAGAAATTCTACAAACAACTAAGTACAGCTTCTACATTAGAAGAAGGAGTAATTATTCTCGATAATTGTCACATGCAGAATAAGCATATGGCAGCCTATCTTACCACCTTTCAAAGCTTGATAAATTCAGGTAAAATGGAATTCTACGTAGAGTTCTTCAAAATACCCTACTGGAAAGCGTGGATAAGAAATATAATTCGGAAAATTAAAACTGGTAAATATATTCCGCTGGATCACCTAAAAGCATTTTACAAGGCATATCCTCGTATAGATATTTCACCATACAAAATCTATTCAAAAACTTATGGAAAATAAACTCACAGGAAATGTCTTCCTTAGTTCAGATTGGCATTTAGGACATGCTAATATAGCAGGCCCTAGTAGTTCTAAATGGACGAATGGCTACAGAGACTTTTCCAGTCTCCATGAAATGAATAAAACTATCACTACTAATATCAATGATATTGTTAAAGAAGATGATACTATTCTTTTTCATGGAGACTTTGCCTTTGGAGGGCATACAAACATTCCCAATTATCGGATGCAAATTCGATGTAAAAATATTCATTTCATTCGTGGAAATCATGATCAGCATATACATAAATATACCGAGTTCTTCACTTCTGTACAGGACTACTGGGAAGGTACTATTAATGGAATTCCTTGGGTAGCAATGCACTATGCTTTTCGTGTATGGCTTGGATCTCATAAAGGATTCATGCATACTTATGGACATTCTCATGGAAGTCTGGAACGTACTCCTTATGGAAAAAGTATGGATGTAGGCATTGATAATGCCTATAAACTGCTTGGAGAGTACCGACCCTTCACATTTGAAGAAGTGTATAATATTCTTGATAAAAGAGATATTACATTTCCTGATAGCCACGGGAAAAATACAAATGTGCGATGAAAAATAAAGGTAGAAGACACAAAGCTGCCTATAATGAGAACATGAATGGGATAGCAAATTGTAAAGGTTCTTTAACTCATATTACTAGATCTATAACAAGTATGTCTCCTAAAGGAAAAGCTTCTGGCAGATTTGAAAAGAAGAAATGGTCTAAGAGAGTGAGAGGATATTTCAAATCACAAATGAAAGAATTAATGTAATGAACATCTTTACATTACACATAGAGGATACCAATCTAGCACATCGAACAGATTTGCTAGATTGGATATGTTCTCCACAAATTGCGAGAGGAAAACAGCATGAAAAATATTGGATAATTAAGACAGAAACTCCATTAGGAAATCCTCATGGAGATGTAGATGTATTCAATTTTATGAAACTTTTGCAGCAAGTATTACAAGCAGGTTATAAATCATTAATAATAATGAAACATGGAATCCATCGTGCAGCAGATAGCAGATCTAGTGAACAGGAAAGCAGCGATAGACAGGAGGAGCTACAACAAACAGATACTACTCCTACTGGAGAAATTCCTGATGGAGAATCCAGATCTGAGATTCTGGCAGGCTCTGGACAGTCTGAACATAATCAGAACCCGAGCTGATCCTGATGCAGAACATGGAGGTAGTATTATAGATGATTTCTATATGGAATCTTCTGAATCACTTAAAAACTTACGATTATGTTTAAGTTCTATGAAGTTGGAGGCAAAATCCGAGATGAGTTCTTAGGCAAGAAGTCTAAGGATATTGATTATGTGGCTGTACCTAATATGGATAGAATTCCTGAGCATACAGATATGGAGCAAATATTTGCACTGTTAGTTGAATATTTGAATCGCAAAGGATTTACTATATTTCTTACAACTCCTCGAATGTATACAATTAGGGCTCAATTTCCAAGAGGTTATAAAAAGGAAAATCTTACAGCAGATTTTGTAATAGCTCGTAAGGAAATAGGTTATAAGGAAGGTACTCGTGAGCCAATTTTAGTTCCCGGCACACTTCTTGATGATCTTACAAGGCGAGATTTCACTATAAATGCAATTGCTAAGGATGAAGAAGGAAATATTTATGATCCTTTTGATGGCCGAAATGATATTGAACTAGGAATTCTACGAACTCCTATTTCTGGTGAAATTACATTCACAGATGATCCTTTACGCTTATTAAGAGCTATACGATTTGCTATTACAAAAGACTTTGTAATAAGCCAAGAAATTTCAGATATGATTGTTCATTTCAACTATGATGAAATGTTCAAAGTTGTATCTGAAGAACGCATCCGTGAGGAGCTTTATAAATGCTTTAAACACAACACATTAGACACACTTAAAATGCTTGAATATTATGATGGGTTGAAAAATTATATATTCACACGCACGAAGTTGTGGCTGAAACCTACAAATGAAGAATAATGGCAATTTATCAAGCAGATGATATAATAATGTTTCATACAAATGATAGACAACTTGAATTCGCGGGCAGAATTCTAGGTGTAGCATTTGATGCTCCACAAGGAAGTGGACGAATAAGTATATATGATGTATTGGATGATGAAAACGATACATTATATGAGGTAAATGATGCACAAATAATTGAACTTCTTGATGGCCCAACTCGTGTTATATGGGATGCTGACGGGGAAGATGATACTTTTGATGAACCTACTGACATTCAAGCAATTCCACCTCCTATAAATAGAGTAAGTGATGATATTGAAATTACAGGTGCTGTAAGGTGGGCTCGTAGACAAGATCTAGAAGTATATAGGACTCCTCCTACTCATGTAGCGCAAAATCCTCCAGAGGAACAACCTGATGTAAGAGAAATAAGAGAGGCTGCTGAACAGTTTGCTGGTCAACTATTAACTGAACATCAGGAAGACAATTTTCAGGATTTTGTTAATAGAAGTAATAATGAACATGAAGAGTTACTAAGAAGTTCTATAAGAGAAAGAGAAATAAGAAAAGAAGCACAATTACTATGGGGGCAGGTTAGGGGTGAAAGATTTATTAATCCTTTAACAGTAGATCTTGCAAATAATATTCTTTCAAATTTTCGTGGTAGATTAACAGAATCTATTCCCGATACTCCTACTACTGATAGTGTACCTCCTGCTAATGAAGGAAGAATTACACGTAATGCTAGCGATCCTTTATATAGAGGACGCATTACTATACATAGTTATAATCCTAAACCTGTAGAAATAGAGGGAGGTAATCTATACAAATTCAGGGTTACACAAGATACAGGAGGTGCAAATATGATGTTGTCTCCTCATTTTGAGGATGGACGATATGTATTCAGAAATGAAGAAGGAGTGAGATATGTTAACCAATATCAGGATAGTCGTGTAAATGCGATGCGTAGCCATTTACAAATTGTAGATGTGTTAGGAGTCAACTGGGGACGATGGGAACTAGTAGAGGCTATTCCTGAACTTCAATTTGGTGGCAAAAAACCTTCTAAACCCAAGAAAAAACTCTATCGTAAACATCCAATTCCGGAAATTAAAGACGAAAAATATTATGCAGGAAAAGAGTTTATTGCCTAATTTGGGCAATGGAAATATTATCATCTATGGTTGTATTGTAGGCTCTCATGCCTATGGTACAAACGTAGAGGGTAGTGATATGGATCGGAAGTGGATATATGTGCAGAGTGCTAATGATTTGTTCCTTAATGGCTATAGGCCACAAATTGAACTATCAAAGGATGAAGTGGCATATGAACTTTCCCGATTCCTTGAATTAGCTCAAAAGGCTAATCCTACAATTCTGGAACTATTATTTAGTCCTTCAGATTGTATTATTTACAAACATCATTGTTTTGAGAGAGTATTAGCTATACGTAAATACTTTCTCACTAAACAATGTCGATATTCCTTTGGAGGATATGCTATATCTCAGATTGAAAAGGCTCGTGGACTTGATAAGAAAATGAACTGGGAGAAGGAGAAGACAGTTCGCAAAACTGTTCTGGACTTCTGTTATTGGATTGAAAAATCCATTAATCCAAGGCAAAACGATCATTATCAGTCTGCTCCTATTAAGACAGTATTTTCTCTTAAACAACTGCAAATGATGGGCCTATCCTCTATTCCACATACAAGAGATCTCTATAATCTCTTTGCTGATGGTAGATATAGTTTCAAAGGAGTAGTTAGTGATGAAGGCACTGCAAATGATATTAGTGTATCAAATGTTCCAAGAGATGCAAATAATATAGGAATACTTTTCTTCAATAAGGATGCATGGTCTATACATTGCAAGGAATATAAGGAATATGAAGAATGGCTTAAAGCTCGCAATACCCAAAGATATGTAGATATTAAGGGACATGGACAGATGATTGATGGAAAGAACCTTCTTCATTGTGTTCGCTTAATTGAAACTGCCTTGGATATCGCAGAACATCAAACTCTCATAGTTAAAAGAGATAATGCTGAATTCCTAAGAGATATACGACACGGAAAACATGATCTTGCTAAGATTATAGAACATTCTCAACTTAAAATTGAGCGTATGGATGAAGCATTTACTCATTCTGCTCTTCCTGAGAAATTTATGGCAACAAGTGCTATAAAATATCTTAATTATGAGATACGTAAACAAATTGCTGCTCAAGAAGCAGAAAAATCAATTAAATCAACTTACTAATGGAAAAGTTAGAAATTGCATTTGCAGACGATAAAGAACTACTTAAAGTGATAAATGAAGTAGTTCTTTATGATACTGCTCGCGAAGAAGATACAGAAGAATATTTCGAATACTAAACCTATTTTATGGGAAGTTGGTCAGTATATTGTGGAATAAGTAACATTTCAATAACAGCAGGACACGATTGTGTTCTGCTTCCTTTGAAAAAAGGAACATATAGTACATATCTTCCTTATCTTCCTGCTACTCTACCTATTTTTGGAGAGTATGACGATTATGGACGCATTGAAAACATTAAGGAAGATGCTAATACTAAACTCATTGAAGAGCATTTTGGTATCTCTATAGATGAGTTTGCCCAAATGCTTATTGATGGTCCTAATAGTAATAATCGAGAAGAAGCTGAAGAAATTACTCAGAAAATGCAGAATTATGAGGAAGTAAAAGAATGGACATATATGTGGATAGATAGGAAGGTGTACAATTTCCTTTCAGGATATGCTCATAGTGGATTTAATGGTAGCGGAAATCTTCCCTTTGGTAAAAAGTGGCTTCTTGAACTTCTAGGATTTAAGTATATAGGAGAAAATCTCGAAAATCCTACCTATGACCCTAAGAGATATAAATATCAATGGAACTATAAGAACAGAAAGTTCTTTTCTGACGGAACTTGGCTATATTGCGGAAAAGAAGCTATCTATGACTGGAATGATGAATATAGTTCTCTTATAAAGTATGCAGATATTCCTGAAGAGTTACAATGGATAGGAAAAATGGCTCAATGGCAAATGTGGGAATATATGCCAGAAAAAGAGGCAAAGGAGGAACTATTATGGATAGTAGGAGTTGATAGGCATTCTGCTATGATAGATGATCTTGAGGAGATGATAGCTTTGTATAAGCTAGCAAATGTAGAAATTCCTCAACGTTCTTCACCTAAAACTCTATTAGCAAAATATGTAGCAAATTATAAGACTTATGGTAAACTATTATGTGAATTGGTAACAATTCGTAAAAATATTTTTTGTATGTCTGGAAGATTTGAACCATATATACTTTATATCACTCCTCAATGTGGAGAACCACAGGAGCATCAGAAAATCTTGAAGAAATTCGTACAAATAAATAGATCCTATTGTAAGGAAAAAGAGTAATAAAAAAGACTAGAAGAAATCCTAGTCTTTTTTTCCTCTCGAAATCTACCTTATGCATCAGTCTCTACAGGTTCTCCCGTAAAACTTACTATTTTTCCTGTGGGTTTTGTAGATTTGGCTACTTCTTCTGGTTCTGTATATAAAGGTTGACTACCTTGTGCTTCCTGCTCTTGAAGTCTTGCGGCTGTTTCATCCTCAACCTTCTGTTTGAAATATTCATTCAGACTTTTAGTATAAGCTGCTACTTCTTCTGCTGGCATTGGAGAGCCATCTTCATATTCATAACCTATCTTAATCTTATTTGCTTGTACACCACGGGCAAATACTTGCTGGATTGCTGTGAATGCAGGAGCAAAGATATTGAAGAAGTTATAAAGTGCTTCTAATTCAACTCCTTGGAGTTCAAATTTCTCAGTACTATCCCATGTGGGAACTTGACGAAAAGGCTTAGATTCTGGAACTTTACTCATCTTTTTTGATTTTTTGTATTTTAAAAGTTTCTGTTTACGCGACTTATCCTTGTGACTTTGTGGCATATTTTTTCGATTGAGGCACAAAGATAATACGAATAATCAAATTTTCCAAATTTTTCTCAAACATTTTTTTAATAATTTTAATTTAGCTATTTTTGCAGGCTAAAAATTTATCAATGACATCAGAAAAGAGTAACTATTTCAAGGGTAATTCCCTTGCGGAAAGCGTATGGGCATCTAAATATGCTCTAAAAAAGAATGGCGAACAGATTGAAACTAGTCCAGACCAGATGCATACTCGTCTAGCCTCAGAATTTGCTCGAATTGAACAAAATTATCCTTCTCCTACAAGTATTGAACACATATTTAGTATGTTTCAACACTTTAGTAAGGTAATACCACAGGGTTCTGTAATGTCTCAACTTGGTAATCCTAACCAAATTGGATCGCTCTCAAACTGCATTGTACTTCCCAAAATACATGATAGTTATGGAGGAATAATGTATACTGATCAGCAGCTTGCTCAGGTTATGAAGCGGAGATGTGGAGCAGGAATTGATATAAGTACTTTGAGACCAAGTGGATGTAATGTATCTAATGCTGCACAGACCTCTACAGGTGCTGTGAGCTTCATGCATAGATTCAGTAATACTACCCGGGAGGTAGCTCAGGATGGCAGGAGGGGTGCTCTAATGATCTCTATGGATATTCGGCATCCAGAAGCAACAGAGTTTGCTCAAATTAAGCAAGATTTATCTAAAGTAACAGGAGCAAATATCTCTCTAAAGCTTACAGATGCATTTATGAGAGCTGTAGAGACTAATAATGACTTTCTTCATACTTTTCCTATAGAGAAGTATAGTGAGGAAGGAGATGATTTCTCTGATATACCCTATGATAAACTGGTAATGTGGACTAATGCCCTTGTGAAACGTACTAAAGCTGAAGATGTATGGAATACTATTATTAAATGTGCTCATACTACTGCTGAACCCGGCTTAATATTCTGGGATAGACAGCATTATTACTCCCCAAGTTCTCTATATAAGGAATTTGAGAATATTAGTACAAATCCTTGCTCTGAGATAGCTATGGGAAATGATAGTTGTCGTCTAATAGCCAAGAATATGTTTGCGCATGTAATATTTCCTTTTACTCATAATGCTTATTTTGATTTTGAGGACTGGTATTGGACATGCTATTTTACTATGAAGTTCATGGATGATCTTGTAGATCTTGAACTTGAACATATTAGTCGTATTCTATCCAAAATTGAGTCAGATGAAGAACCTGACGAAATCAAAAGAGTTGAATATAAGACATGGTTAGATTTGTATCAGATAGGTGAAAGAGGACGTCGTACTGGTGCAGGTTTTACAGCTCTTGGAGATACACTTGCTGCATTAGGGTTTAAATATGATTCACAGGAAGCTTTGAATATATTTGATAATATAATGCGTGTAAAGCTTGAGGCTGAATTAAATGCAACGATTGATATGGCTAAGGATCGAGGAGCCTTTCCTGCATTTGATGCTACACTTGAAGCAAACTGGGCTGAGGATAAGTCTACATTCTTCTATTTCCTGAAAACTGAGTTTCCTACACAATGGGAACAAATGCAGAAATATGGAAGGAGAAATATTTCTTGGAGTACAATAGCACCTACTGGGTCTTTATCACTTCTTGCACATTTAGGAGGAGACTTCCATGGAACTACCTCTGGTATAGAACCTTTATTTAAAGTATATTATATCAGGCGTAAGAAGATAAATCCTAATGACAAGAACACCCGTGTAGATTTCATTGATAATCAAGGAGATAAGTGGCAGGAATTTCCTGTATTCCATGAAGGCTTCAAAATGTGGCATAATATTAATTTTCCTGAAGAAAAACTCGAAGATCTTTCAAAAGAAGAAATTGATAAATTAATAAAAATATCACCTTATTATCAGTCTACAGCGGAAGAAATAAGCTGGAAGAAACGTGTACAGCTTCAAGCAATAGCTCAGAAGTATATTACACATTCTATTAGCTCTACAATTAATTTACCTTCAACTGCAACAACTAATGAAGTATCTGAAATCTATTTTGAAAGTTGGAAGCAGGGCCTTAAAGGAATCACTATTTACCGAGATGGTTGTCGTAGTGGTGTCCTTGTTTCTACTCCTTCTAGTAGTACTTCTACATCTGAAGAAACCTCTGGAGTCATTTATCATGATGCTCCAAGACGACCAAAACAACTAAAAGGAGAATTATTCTCAGTAAAAGTGAAAGGAACAAGTTATGCAGTAATTATTGGATTTCTCAATAATAAGATGTATGAAGTATTTGCCTTTAGTACTGATGAAGAGGATACTACTCCTATAAATGGAACTGGAAGTCTAATAAGGACTAAAAAAGGATCAGGATGCTATGATTTTGTGTATGATGATGAAAATCAACAATCTATCATAAATATACAAAATCGAGGAGCACATGCTGATGAACAGATGCTTACCCGTCTGATAAGTGGTATGATGCGACATGGTGTGAACCCTAAATTTATCATCGAACAGATTGATAAATGTCCTTTAGAAATTGTGAGCTTTGGCAAAGCAATTTCACGAATTATCAAAAAACATATTCCTGAAAAGGAATTAATTGAACGTTTTAAATGCAAGGATTGTAATGGAAGCAACATTAGGTTCGAAGAAGGCTGTAGTCGATGTCTCGACTGCGGAAGTAGTAAATGCGGCTAAAATCGCAGAAATTGTAGAAGATATTAATACTAATCCTGATGAGTGGTCAGCAGTTGCAGAATTACTAGCTATAACTAATACTCCTCAATATAATCGCTTGAAATTATGTGAGGAACTAACAGAACTTACAGAAGTATTGCTAAAGGTTAATAATAAAACACCTGATAAACGTCCTGAGGATAGTGCAGTGATCGATGAAGTTGGTGATGTTATTATTAGAGTTCTTGTTCTCACACTGCAAATGGGTATTGAAGAACAGATAGATGCACGCCTTGAAGCTAAATGCAAGAAATTGTACAAATTCTATCAGGAAGGTAAATATAAAGGAGGTATATAATATGTCATATACTCAAACTCAAATACTCGAAAAAGATCTATCTGGTATGGTAACTATGGATGGCTACCAGACAGAAGTTATGAAAAACAAGATTTATGGATATGGTAATGCAATAAATTATCCTATTCTTGGTCTTTTAGGAGAAGCTGGAGAAATAGCCAATAAATATAAGAAAGTACTCCGTGATGATAATGGAGTATTGTCTCCTGAAAAGAGACAAGATCTTATAGATGAGCTTGGTGATGTTCTGTGGTATGTAGCTGCCCTAGCTGATGATTTAGAAATAAATCTAGGCGATGTAGCTAGCCGAAACTATCAAAAACTTAAATCTCGTAGAGAACGTGGAAAAATCCAAGGAAGTGGAGACAATCGTTAAGTATAAAAGAGGAGCAAGAGACAAAAAATATAAAGTCTATGCTGCCTCTGGATATAAAGGAGTTCATAAGCGAACTAGTGGAATAGGTAAAAGATTATGGCAGTCTCATGTTAGCTTATATCGCCCCAAGGATGGAAAGCACATAACTATTCATGTAGGTAGTTTCCTTACTCCTGAAGAAGCCAATACTGCTCGTATTAAGTTTATAACTGATTTATTATAAGTAGGTTATAAATACTTCAAAAATAATTCGACAAATATTTGGACAAATCAAATATTCGTTTTAACTTTGTGTAACAAAAACCAATAAAATGTTTAGTAAAGATACTACAAAAGCAATTGATAACTTACATAAGAAGTCTGGAAGGATTCTAGACATCTTTACCTCTACAATTACAGATCTTCATACTGTAAATGGTGAAATTGATGAGCATATTGAACTTCGTAATCAAGAAATTGCTCAGATTCAAAAAGAACATGCACGTCTGTATGAAATCAAAGGTGGTAACACAAAAGTTATCGAGAAAATTAGCAAAATTTTAGAATAAAAACCAACAATACAATGACAAAGAACACTATGTATGGCTCTAAGAAAGCTAAGAGGAACAAACGTCCCGATAGCACTACTAAAGTAAGTGATAACATTGGCATTCTTCCTTCAGGTATTTACCGTGCAAGGAAAATGATAAATGGAGTTGCCTACTCTCAGAATTTCTCCAGTAAAGCTAAGGCTAAACGCTGGATTTCGAATCTGTAATTTTTCCATGTTTACAAGACCCGGAGCCGAGCCGGGTCTTTTTTAATCTATCTAATGGAACAAAATAAGGAAAAACTCTATTTATGTCTAGGTGATGATAATAGTTTATCATTACAGACACGTTTTGAAGTTAATAGTTGGATAAAGGATGCAGAAGAAGCAAATGGCTCTCTAAATCAGACAGTTATAGGAAGTTTAGATCCATCTAAAAGTCCTTATTTCTTCATTACCTTTAAGAATGGTTCAGTACTAACTTATGATCTTATTTTAGCTGCGGATGAAGAATCTGCTAAAATAAAGGTTACAACCAAGAAAAGGAATGCAAACAAGCGAATCGAGTTCAAACGAATTCAAAATATTACTGGGCTCATTAAAGACTACTACGCCTAAGTATGAACATAAAGGAAAGCAGTATTGTATATTAGCACATTCTAAGTTTAAATCTATAGATTTAGATCTTATTTGGATAGATTGTGTAGTATATATGTGCCTTTATGATAATCCCGATGGACTCGTTTGGGTGAGGCCAGCAAAAGAATTCTATGAATTATTTAAACAAACAGATGAAGAATCGAAATCTAAAGAACTCTGATGATTGGGCAACACCTCAAGACTTCCTAGATACTCTACATAAAGAGTTCAATTTCAACTTTGATCCATGTCCTATGAATCATAATACCGATGAATGGGATGGTTTAGAAGTAGAATGGGGAACTAGTAATTTCGTAAATCCTCCATATAGTAGGAAGCTAAAGGATGCCTTCGTTAAAAAAGCTATAGAGGAATCTAACAAAGGAAAACTTTGCGTATTACTCCTTCCTGTATCTACTAGCACAAAGCTTTTTCATGATTTTATACAACCCAATGCATCTGAGATAAGATTCTTACGAGGACGCCTTAAATTTACAGGATTCAACACAAAAGGGGAATTTGTAACAAATAAGGCAGGAATGCATGATAGTATGATTGTAATACTTAAACCAAATACAAATGGATAGAGAAGATGTCTATTTAAGGATAGATGAAGAACGTGAGAAGCAAGATAGCATGTGGGGAGGTAAGAAACATGATGTATATCATGATATAGCTTCATGGCTAACTTTTATGCAACACTATCTTACTAAAACAGTAGGATGGGTAACTCATGGAAAAGACGAAGAGGCCCTTAATGAACTACGTAAAGTAGTAGCTTTAGGAGTTGCTTGTTTTGAAGTTCATGGAGTTCCGTTTCCAACAATTGCAAAGACTGATAATATATATTCACAACCAATATCAACTTTAAAATGAGTGAAAAAATAGAAGATACACTAGCCAAACTTGATAAGGATTTTGGCGAAGGGACAGTAATTAAGCTTTCCGATAAACCTCAAAATGTAGAGGCAATATCCACAGGCTCTATAGGACTTGATATTGCTCTTGGAATAGGAGGACTTCCCAGAGGTAGGATTGTAGAAATATATGGCCCAGAATCTTCTGGAAAGACTACAATAGCTATTCATGTAATAGCTGAAGCACAAGCTAAAGGACTTACTTGTGCTATTATTGATGCAGAACATGCTTTTGATACAGATTATGCTGCTGCTTTAGGAGTAGATATAGATAATCTATATATATGCCAGCCAGAAAGTGGAGATCAAGGACTGGAAGTTGCTGATAGGCTGATTGAGAGTGGAAACTTTGGAGTAGTACTTATTGATAGTGTTGCAGCATTAGTTCCTAAGGCTGAGTTAGACGGAGAAATGGGAGAAAGCAAAATGGGACTTCAGGCTCGTCTTATGAGTCAGGCTTTAAGGAAAATGACTGGAAAGGTATCAACTACAAATACACTCCTAATATTCATTAATCAACTAAGAGAGAAGATAGGAGTAATGTTTGGTAATCCTGAGACTACTACTGGAGGAAATGCTCTGAAATTCTATGCATCTGTACGTATGGATGTAAGAAGGAGTATTACAACAGCAAATTCAGTGATGAAAGGAGAAGTGAAGGTGGGAAATGAAACAACAGCAAAGGTAATAAAGAATAAAGTAGCAAAGCCTTTCAAATCAGCTAAGTTTGATATTCTCTATGGTACAGGTATTGATAAACTAGGTGAATTAGTTGACTATGCAGTGGATCAAAAGATTATACAGAAATCTGGTTCTTGGTTTTCTTATCAGGATTCAAAGATTGCACAAGGCAGAGATACCTGTAAACAATTCTTATGGGATAACCCAGAAGTAGCAGCAGAAATAAAGCAGCTTACTATAACTGCTCTAATAAATCAAAAGTAAAAATAAAATCCCGCCTAAAAAGCGGGATTTTATATTAATTTATTTGTTAGAAACGTAAATATCCAATTATTGGATGTGCTGCCTTTCTTGTTCTCCTAGCTACTTCATAACCTTCACGAGAACCATTATCATTTGTATTTCCTTCAATTGTATGAAGTGTGCCATCAGTGGCAATAGATTCAACTATACCTGTATGCCCAAGACCATTACCCAAATCCATTATAAATATATCTCCTGCTTGAGGAGTATGTACCTGAGATAAAGTTTCATGTGTATATTGATTAAGAACACCTCCTGTCTTAATCATAGGATTTGTTACTCCTAATTGTGTGGATGCTTGATTAAAGCACCAATACATAAAAGCCATGCACCATGAAGCTGCGAAATTAATGCCTACAGAATTGAGGTATCCTTGTACCGTTGGCCCCCAATTAGAACCTCTGGGAACTTCTTCCTTTCCTACCTGTGATATTGCTATCTGTAAGGCAGTATTACTTAAATTACTCATGATTCTCGTTTATAATGTGTTGTTTTTGCTGTTCCTTTTCTTTTGCATTCTGATCATTTATCAGATTTGTTAAAAGCTGAAATAGAGGATAAGCATGCTTAAAAGGAATTTCTACTAATAGAGCATTAATTTTTTCGAGATGCTCGTTTTGTAATACTAATGCCATTTTGTTAGTTTTTATATTATTTTTAAACAATTACAGATTCTATATATGTTGCTATAGCAGCACATCCACTATTATTTGGATGAAGACCATCTAAATTCAGTAAAGAGTTTCCACCATTCGCTGCCATATATGCATAAGGATCAATAAATTGAGTTCCATTTGCTATTGCAACAGATTGAGCAGCACTTATAAATGAATTGTATCGAGTTAGATCACCCGGAATAGGAGATGGGGGAACATATAAACTCCACGGATTATTAACATAATAACCAGTATTAACAATGATATTTATTGGACTCCAGCCTCGACTAAAACAAATAGTAAGTATAGTCTGAAGTTGTGTTGCAAAT